CATCATCATAGAATGATTCTGTAGCGATTCGCTCTAGTTCTTGGTTTATATCAGTCATGTGGAGTACTCCCTGTTATTTTACTTATATAAGTTATTTATAATATTCAAAGTTTTGACAAGAAATTCTCAAAGATTTCAGCTTCTTTTTCTTCTCTAGCCTGTTTCTTTTTGTATTGTATGTCTAATTCTTTTTTGTATGCTGCGATATCTACTTCTCTTACCGCACCATTATCCCAAATCCATTCTTTACCTTCCATAATACCTTCTACGAAAGCACCTGGTGCTGACGGATCTGCTACAATATCAGCAGCCGTCGCTAAATAAAAATCATCTTTTACAACATGAGCTCCTCTAGGACCTGGAACTAATGAGCCCATACCTCTTGACGAAACTCCTAATTTAGCACCTTCGTTGATAAGATTCTTCACTATCTTACCGTACGGAGTATCCATAATCTTTGCTTCACCGATGAAATTCTTACCTTCGGGATACAATTTGGTAATCATGTGGGATACTCTTTCTAGATTTACTGTAGGACCATCTGGATGTCCTAGCTCTCCGAATGCTCGATTCTTTTTTACATAGTCTCTGTTATATCTAGCTACTTCTTTTTCCAAAATAGGCATAGGATATATTCTATTATTCCTATTCTTTAGTTCTGCTTGAAGAAATACACCACGGATTTTATAATTCTTTTTACCTTCCGCATCATTCTCCATAATATATTCAATATCTTCAATTGATTCAGAGATCAGTTTCATTGTTTTTATTCCTCTTCTACTTCTTCCGGTGATCCTGTAATGCCTGTATCCTGACCAGGATGTGGTTCCGGTGGTTGAAATGAATTTTGAGCAATCGTTGTTTTATAATTAGCAACTTCTGCTTCTCGCCTTGCCAAGATTGCAGCATCAAATGCATCTTGGGCACCAGTTAAATCTCCTTCACCAACTTTATCAACCATGTTTCTAATTTTGCGTATACCTGTAGTTGCCATAATATTATCTTCCTCTAATATTTATAAAATTTAGTAATCCGAACCACTATATTCTTGATCTTTTGACGAATCAAACTCTGTTCCGCCTGGTTTTGTTCCTGGCTGCAATGGACCATTACCACCCATAGGCTGCTGTAATGCTGGTAACCCACCACCAGGTGGTTCGCCAGGAGATGTTCCTGCATCTGCATCCATCACACCTTTCTTCTTTTCATCTTCAATCTGTTTATCTATTTCTTCAATCTCTGTGTCAGATTGGTGTAAGATATAACGACGGACATATTCAACAGAATAATATACTCCAACATATTCATTAACTGCTTGCAAACTTTCTAATCGTGAACCTAAGATTTCAAGTTCCTTTAAATCATGGAAATGATTGTCATCCTGAAAATCATAAACTATAAATTCTCTAATCTTATCCCAATCTTCATGTGTAATAATACCCTTTAGTACTAATTGAGTCCTAAGTAAATCTTGAAACAGCTCAGAAAACTTCTTACGAAGTCTTTGAATAAACTTAGTAAACTTAATCTCATCTCTGGTAATCTCTGTCGAACGACCTAGATTAAAACCACCTTCTGTTTCTAAACGTGAAACTGGAATGTTAAGTGATCTATATAACTTCTTTTGAAAATACTTTACATCTTCTAGTTCACCTAAGTTCTGTCCACCTCCCAGTGTTGTGATTTCAGTTCCTCTACCACCTTCTCTACGTGGCAACCAAAAATCTTCAAGCATTGACATCTGGTTTCTATCATCTTTAACTTCACCGGTGTTCGCATCATACACTAACTTGTTACGATAACGAGTCATTACATCTTTAAGGTAAGCTTCAGCCTTAGGCTTTGGTAGATTACCAACATCAATATAAAAGATTCGTCTTTCAGGAGCCCGTGAGATTCGATAGATGACTACAGAATCTTCAATCATTCTCAACTGGTTAGTCGGTTTGATTGCTTTCTGTAAGTGACCATAGACTTGATTCGTCGTAGGATTATAGATACCAGACGTTACATATACAATAGCATCTGGTGAAATTTTAATACCTTCTCCTCCACCACTCGGTGAAGAAGTACCGAAAACTGGATAGACACCCGCTTCGTTATATATATACCATTCCTTTACAGTCTTAACTAAAGACGGTGAATTAGGATTAGGCCTATCTTTTTCTACTTCACGAATCTTTTTAATAAACTTAGGATCAATGTAACGTACTTCTGTAATACCTTTCCTTTTAGTATTTTCGTCTATAAGTTTATGATAAAAAATTCTACCATCAACATACCATCGCCTAAAGATATCGTGTCCTTTCTTTTTCCATTGTAGGAGTGTAAGAACGTCATTGAATTCATCCACCATCTTTCTGCGAATAGATGCTGAAACTGGAACCCAATCTAAATTTAATTTTACAGAAATTTCAAGTTCATCAGCCGTAATTGCTTCGTTGATGATATCTTCGATTGCTTGATCGCACTCAGGATTTTCTGCAGTGGTTCTATACTTGCGTATAAGGTCATACTCATTGCGAGCAGCCTTGTCATAGGAAAGATACTGACCAAAGAAACCGGCGCCGCCGGCTATGTCTAGTGTACCTTCCTCGTCGGAAGGAGCGACAAAGCTTTTAGCCTTGTCGCTTTCCTTCTTCTTTTTTACTTCCCAACCAAATAGTTCTGCCATAACACAACTATTTATACTACTTCAATCTTGGGTTTTTAGATACCTATTAGGTACCTCCAATATCAATTGTTGCTCGAGCCGTAACATTAAGTTCTACGAAATTATCGACGTGTGGTTTTGTACCACCCACGCCACCAGGACCTTTATTTAAAGCTC